ATTAACACAATATAATGTACTAGAGGAAAAATCTTCAGCAAGATGTACTAAAGTAACCAAAAAGGCTTCATCTACTAGACCTGGTAAAAAGTGGATGCAATGTGTACGTAAGCCTGGCGGTGGTGGATTTAAACGCATACATTGGGGACAAGCAGGTGTTAAAGTAACTGGTAAATCAGGTAATACTAAACGCAAAAAGAGTTTTAGAGCTAGACACAAATGTTCTACAGCTAAGCCTGGCACTGCTAAGTATATGGCTTGTAAAGACTGGAGATAAATTAGTGAGTTATATATGAATACTCTTGAAAGCACAACAGCTATTCAATCGTTTAAGACGTTTAAACAGTTCTTTTTCGAAAGTATAGATTTTAATAAACTACCGGAACAAAAGCCTTATGGTTTCTGGATAAGTGCCATTGAGGTAATACCAATTTTTAGTAATAATAGTATTAAAGATGATCATATTATTGCAGCTAATAGATATTTAGGTAAAAATAGAGATTCTAATCAAGGTTCTCTGTATACGCAAATGTATAATAAAGGGTTTGTAAGAGTTGTTGTAGATAGGGGTCAAGATATTTTATATATACAATCATCAAAATTAAGACCAAACATAACAGCTCGAAAAAATGCAAGAGATGTTGCATTATATTACGGTCTTACTCCTGTATTGGAATATGATAGATTATTTGAATCAGTTCAAGAAGATTTACCTGAGAATGCACCATATGGTTTTTGGATAAAATACAATGAAATTATACCTGTAAGAGGTGGTCCTGGTGCACACTGGAGTACAGGTAGGAGTTATTTGTTAAAAAAAGATATAGATACCGATTTTGTACATGAACAAATGTTTAAATTAGGGTTTGTTCGTTGCGTATTTGAAGTTCTCAATATAGATGCAGGTATGGATATAGAATTTAAACCAGGTACCACACCTAGAGAATCTATTAAAAAAGCAGAGACTGTTGCAGAATACTATAATACTATACCATATGTATTTGCAGTAAAAGATTAACTACTTGTAGGTGTTAGTGTTCTACCTTCAGCACCATACGGTGGCTGGTTTATATAAGTTACATTGTTCCTATACTCATTATTAGAGTATGCAGGTTTCTTTTTTACCTTACGTTTTGCGAAAAACTCTTTAAATTTTTTCATTAATCAATTTCCATATCTATATCTGTAGAGTACTTTTTCATTAAACTTATTATTTTAGATAAAGATTCTCTTGCATTATTTTCATTAATGTTGTCAATATCAGACATTTGTTCAATATCTTCAGGTTTAGGAGATATTACAAATGCTTTTTTAAGTAATCTTATTAAAAGAACTTCACCTTCTGGTGTTAACTCTTTAGTTTGTTGCTCAGTTTCTGCTGGTTGCTCTTCTGTCTGTTGATTTTCCTGAGGTGTTGGATTATCTTCAGTGTTTGTTTCTTCAGTACCAGGAGGTAATGGGGCTTCTTCATCAGCTTCGTTAATGAGCTGATTTTTATAGTAATCTAATTTATTTAAAAACTTCATTTTATGTTACCTGCTATTTCTGTTACTTTTTTTGCAATTTTACGCATTAAATCGCCATAAGCAGCATTCATTCTATTTTGTGTTAATGCTGCCGCACCAAAACCACCGGCCTTTGTAGCAAGTTTACCAGCAACAGTAACAGCAGCAATAGCATCTTTACCTAAACCAATCTTTTTCATTTCTGGATCTTCAGCATCTTCTTCTTTAGCACCTGCTACTGCTTCACCACGTGCTTTTTCATATGAAGATAATTTACCATCTTTATCAAGATCAGCTTTCTTAAAATCAAATTCCTCATCTTCGCCATCAGTGACAATCATTTCTGTTACGTCATCACCTTTATTGATATCATCTACAGTTTCATCAGCTATATAAGAAGTACCTGTTTGTGTTTCTATACACTTAACTTTTACATCTATTTTACCTGTAGGTCTTGATACCTTTAATACCATCTCACCAGCATCTACACCTTCTAGTAAAAGTGATGAAATGATCTGATTAGCTTTTTTATCGAAAATACTCATAATAATATTTATATTTATTAGCGGATATAAAGATGTTTAGTTGCAAGCATTGTAAAGTATTCTTGATTTAAGTATATCAATCCGTATTTTTTAGTAAATTTCTTAATATTTTCAAACGTTATATCATACCTTGTAGGTGAGTTACTAATTTCTCTAAGTACGTTTAAGATATTAATTATTCTACCATCATTTGAGTTATTTTTGTATCTTAAGTGTTTACCACTATATTTGCTTAGATAGCACCTAATAGGCAGTGTTGTTTGTATTTTTGTAAATATTCTTAATAATATGTCTAAAATTTCTCGCTCAGTAAAGTACTGAAAAATTAAGCAATCTTCTAACTGGGTATTATTAAACAATACTATAGGCTTCTTAAAAGGACTACACAAATATAACTCACAAATATCATGTATTACGTGGTGATATATTATTCGCTTAACATCTATAGTAATTTTAGATTTTAGAATATCTAATTTATATAAATCATTAACTATATCTATATATGTTTTTTCTACAAACATAGAATTTACGTCGATTATATTTACATCTTCGGCTACATCGTATATAACAGACATACTGTATTATAACTTGTAATTTAAGATTTCAACTTCTTTATAAAACAATTCTTACCTATTCTTAAATTTATAATTCCGTTATAATAATCTTCACGTAATAAAACATTCTCTTCAAATTGTAGTTTTGCTTCAAAATAAGCCATTTCACTCTTAGAATCGCAGAATCTTATAATTGAAAAACTAAAATTATCCTTACCATACGTTACTATATCACTATTAACTTCGTTAGACGATGAGGTATATGTTTTCCAATCTGTTTCTATATCGAAATGTCTCTTGTTCTTCTTACCTTTTAAGGGTTTAAGCTTTTTTACACTTTTAATTTGCTTTTTACCTATATATTTTTTATTCGTTAATTTATTCTCTATCAAATATAGAAAGCCATAAGGTAATTCCTCTACGTTTATTGATGTACAATTAACCCAGTGGCCGAAATCTGTTATCATTTTTTGTATTTACGTCTTTTCTTACGTTTTACAACTCCACTACGCCTATATACCTTTCCACCTGTTGGTATTCTATAATCACCCGGTGCATACCAGTCGCTATTTGCTATTGCATCGTGAGATACATTTGCAGCAGGACCTAGTGTACCATCTGAGTAAGAGCTATCTTCTTTAAAAATAGCATAGAATTGTTTAAAACTTATCATTGATAATTGTATTATATATTTATAATATGATATGGAATTGTTAGAACGATATATAAAAGAAATTGAAGAAGATCTCAAAATCGATGAGTTCAACATAAAAGAAGTAGGTTTAAGAATACCCGCTCGTAAGCATTTTTGGGTTAGCAGATTAATTAATCATAAGCGAAACCTGTTTAAGCTTGAAAATGATAAAAATATTTTTAAGAAAAATGTAATGTCTGAATTACAGACACAGTCGTCAGTTAAATTAAACATAATTACAGTAGAAAATGCTGCTGAAAATCATGATAAAATGAGAGAGATGAATATTAAAATAGGTGAAGAGAAACTACTTATAGAATTTCTTGAAAAGACAGAAAAGACATTCTCATCTATGACATATGACGTTTCAAATATCATAAAAATAATGCAATTGGAACAACTATAATGAAAAGTATACGTATAGATTATTTAAAAAACCGTGGTCTGTGTAGGTTAACTGGAGATTTTCTTACAGAAATAAGAGAACATTTTAGTGTAAAGAATGAAGGTGCCTTTTTTATGAGAAAAAAAGGAATGAGATTTGTTGCTGATAGAAAATACTTTGTAACACCTACGGGTATGTTTGAACCTGGTCTGTTTTTTGATATATGTAAATTTATTTCTGTAAGTTTTACTGATGTAACCCTAGATGTAGATAAAGATATACCAAAAGTAGTTAAACCAACAATAACAGGTGTTGATGTTTATGATAATCTATCATTTAAACTTAGAGATTTTCAAAGCGAAACAATAAAGAATGCACTATCATATGGTAGAGGTATAATTAAAGTAGGTACAGGTGGTGGTAAAACTTTAATCTCAGCAAGTCTGCTCAGTACATTTTACAATTATAAGGGTAAAAAACTAAAAGCATTAATGATAGTTCCAGATTTATCACTTGTAAATCAAACACACTCTGAGTTTATAAATTATAATGTACCGTTTACCGTTACAAGATGGACAGGTAATATAGAACCTGATCTTAGTAGTGATGTTATCATAGCAAATATAGGTATATTACAAAGCAAGTATAGTGAAAATCTATGGATAAATGACGTAGATTTAGTTATAGTGGATGAAGCGCATAAATTAAAAGGTAAGAATAAAATATGCAAACTTGTAGATGAAATCAAAACATATCACAAATTTGGACTTACAGGTACATTACCTGATGATAGAGGTGAAGAGTTAAATATCATAAGCAAATTAGGTACTATAATATATGAAAAGAACAGTTTTGAATTAAGAGAAGAAAAATATCTTACTCAGGTATCTATTAAAGTACTAGATATAGATTATATTACTAAAGTTACTCAAATACCTGGAGCTAATAAGTACAAATCAGAATTAGAATACATTTATACTAATAAATTTAGAAATAATATAATTAATACATTATGTAAAAATTTTAATAATAATACTCTAATACTTGTTAATCATATATCACACGGACAACTAATATACGATAACCTTAAAGATAAATTACAAGACAAAATTGTATACTTTATAAGAGGGGATGTAGGTGTAGATGAAAGAGATAGGGTTATTAAAGAAATGGAAGTTAAAGACAATATAATTTGCGTTGCAATAAGTGCTATATTTTCTACAGGTATTAACGTAAAAAATATACACATGATAGTTTTCGGTTCAGGTGGTAAGAGTTTTATAAGAATTATACAATCAATAGGTAGAGGCTTACGATTAAACAATAATAAACAAAAATTAACTATTGTAGATATTGTAGACAATTTAAAATATGGTAAAGCGCATGGTATACATCGTAAAAATATATACGATAAAGAAAAAATTAATTATTCTTCTACAAAACTGGTTGAAAAATTGATAGACTAGGTATAATGATTAAATGGCAAAACGAGGTCCAAAACCTAAAAAAACAGAATTCTATGTAGATCCTGAAGATTTTAAACAAAAATTAGTTATATATTATAAATCTGATGAAATTACTGATGAGTTAGCTATTTTTATTAATAAAATTGCAACAGGTTTGAGTTATTCATCTAACTTTATTAACTATACGTATAGGGATGAAATGGTAGGCGATGCAATAGTAAAGATGTATGCTGCTATAAAAAATAAAAAGTTTAATGTTAACTCAGAGTTTAATCCGTTCAGCTATTTTACTACAATAGCATTTAATGCTTTTATTAATAGAATTAAAAAAGAAAAGAAACATCACGATACTATAACAGAGTACAGAGAGAGGATGTATGAGCAGGAATTAACAGAAAACTGTGATGTTGATTTATATGTAAAACCAATTAATGATGACTCTGATGGTGACTCTTCTGAATAATAAAGTATTATTTTAATGATGCAGCAATGCTATCGTTAGCATCTTTAGCCATTTTCCATCCTAATGAAGAATTAATTCTTGGCTTAATTTTCCAAGTATTCATATCATTTGGATTGTACTGGTCTAACCATTGAGAATCACTCATTTTTGATACCGGTATATCTTCTACTGGTATGTCTTTTACTGGTGTTAAAAAGGATGAAGGGTCTTCTAATTGTGTTGTTTTTATTAATTGTGATGCCCCTTGAAACGCTTTACCAGCCATTGCACCTGCAGCACCTACAATAGCACCTTTCGTTGCGCCGGTTTTAGCACCAGCTAAACCAGCTTTAGCGGTTTTCTTAATATCAAATTTATTACCAGCCACCGCATCAGAGATAGCTGATTTTGCTGAACCTATAATACCACCACCTATACCACCAACAACAGCACCTTTTGCAGCACCAGCTACCATGGATCCAATTAAAGGCACTATACCGCCAGAGCCTATAGCTGCTGCTGTAGTAACAACACCAAGAAGTGCGACCGCAACTGTACCTTTAACTGGGTTATTTTTCATCCAAGTAGTTAATTTACTCATGAATCCATCACCACTAGTGTTAGCTACCTGTTTAGATATCTCACCCATTTCCTTTTTAACCTGAGGATCATTTAACCCGTCTGCAATCTCTTGAGGTTTTGCAGATTTTATTAATTTAGCTGTTTCAGGGTCTTGTTTAGCTACAGCATCTAATACTGTTTTACCTGCTGCAACAGCAACTTTTTGTTTGCCTTTTGAACTTGGTTTACTTATAGTTTTGGTATTTGCTGTCTTAGTTAATTTTGTACCTGTGGTAGTCGGTGTTTTCGCTGTTCTTGTACCTGTTTTTGTTTTTGCACCAGAGGCTGTTTTTGTACTAGCTTTTCGTTGAACTGATGCTCTTTGTGTCTTTGCTTGAGTAATTTTCTTACTCAATCTTTCCATCTCATCTTTATCGCCTTGTTCTTTAGCTTGTTTCCAACTATTTGTTAATGAGCTAATCGCATTTTTGCCAAAGTTCTTAACTGTATCAAAAAATGCTTCATCTATTTGTGCTTCAGATATTATTTGCGATTCGGCTATTATTTGGTAATCTGAAATCTCAGACATCATTTCGTAATGCTCGTCATATAGCATAACGTCTCTATTAAAATCTTCTCTAAGTACTTCAATTACATTTAGATTACCGTATACCCCGTTGTTTACTACATGTAAATAGCTTTCAAATAAATATTGACGATCGTTCGTATCCATAACAATATTTATTAAATTTAAATGTTAATTTATATGTAAAACCAATTAATGATGACTCTTCTGAATAATAAATTATTGCTGAGCACCAGTCCGAGCAAACTCTTTCATTTTTTCAATAAAGTCCTGATCGGATATTTTTCCGTATAATTTTTGTCTAAGCCAGTAGTTATATTCACCGGTACCATCTGCACCAGTAGTAATTAGTTTCTGACCCATCGAGTCAGGATCTTCAAACTGTCTGAAACTACCGTTCCATGTTGGACGTTTTGCTGATGGGTCAGAGGCAAACCCAGCATCTTTCATTTTTTGTATGATAGACTTTGCTTCTTTCTCGCCTTCCTTACTCGCTTGAATATCTACATTACTTGAATTTTGAGGTAATGTATCATTATCAAATACAGCTTTACCTGCAGCTTTACCCACTGCACCAGCAGCGCCAGCTAAAGCACCACCAATTGCGCCTGTTTTAGCACCAGCTAATCCGGCTTTAGCGGTTTTTTTAATATCAAATTTATTACCTGCCATTGTATCAGATATTGCAGATTTTGCTGCACCTACAACGGCACCACCAACACCACCAACAGCAGCACCTTTTGCAGCACCTCCAACCATAGCTCCAATTAAAGGTAATACACCACCAGAACCAACTACAGCAGCTGCAGTTATCACACCAAGTAAAGCAACTGCAACAGTTCCTTTTATAGGATTCTTTTTTAACCATGAAGTTAATTTACCTACGAAACCTTCACCGTTAGATGGTACTTCACTAGATATTTGCTTTGAAATCTTATTCATCTCACTCTTTACTTGTGGATCATTTAATCCATCTACAATTTCTTGAGGTTTTGCAGATTTTATTATTTTAGATGTTGTTGGGTCCTGCTTTTCTAAAGCATCCATAACAGCTTTACTTGCTGCTATTGCAACTTTTTGTTTACCTCTTGAGCTTGCTTTTCTTGGTGCTTTTGTATTAGTTGAATCTACAGATTTTCTAGTACCTGTAGCTTTTGTTCTGCTTGTACTTTTTGTTGTTTTGGTACCTGCAGCTTTTGATCCTTTAGATTGTTGAGCCTTTGTTTGATTAATTTTTTTACTCAATCTAGCCATTTCATCTGTATCGCCTTGCTCTTTAGCTTGTTTCCAACTATTTGTAAGTGAACTGATAGCATTTTTACCAAAGTTTTTAATTGTATCAAACAATGCTTCATCTATCCGAGATTCAGTTATAATTTGAGAGTATGAAAGATCATATGACAACTCAAAGTGCTTATCATAAAATATAACGTCTTTATTAAAATCTTCTCTTAGTATGTCCATAACATGATTATTACTGTTATATGAATTATTATATCTATTATTAGTCGTTACTTGAATATAACTCTCAAATAGCTTTTGACGATCATTTATGTCCATGGTAATATTTATTTTAAACACTACATTTAGTTGAAAAAATACATTATATACTATAATCAATCAATGCAGTTAAGAAATATTATATAATGGTACCAAAAATGGCAGCAATTTTATCAAATAATAAAGTAGCAATATTTACAGACCTACATCTTGGAGTACACCAAAATAGCGATTTTTGGTTGAATGTTGCTCTAAAATGGGCAGATTGGTTTGTATCTGAACTTGAAAATAATAATATAGATACCGTTATTTTCTGTGGTGATTGGATGCATTATAGAGATGCAGTAGAGGTCAAAACACTACACTACCATTCCTTAATACTACAGAAATTAAGTAAGTTTAAACTTCTTATGATACCAGGTAATCATTGCTGCTATTATAAGAATACATCAGATGTTCATAGCCTTTCAATCATGAAAGGTAATTCTAATATACAAATTTTCGATAATATAACTAGTGTATATTTTAATGATAAAAAATTTACATTTTGTCCTTGGGGTTGCAATATAAAAGATATACCGCAAAGTGATGTAGTGTTTGGTCATTTTGAATTACAAAACTTCAGAATGAATGGACATAAGATATGTGAACACGGTGATGATCCAGATTACTTAACAACAAAAAGTAATCTAGTATTTTCAGGACATTTTCATCAACGTGATGAAAAGACGTTTGAAAGTGTAAGTAAAATAATATATGTAGGTAATCCATTTCAAACAGACTTTGGTGATGCCTATCAAACAAAAGGTTATTATCTATTAGATGTAGATACACTAAAATTTGAGTTTAAAGAAAATACATTAACACCTGTACATTTAAAAGTATCTCTCTCAGAGATTATCATTAATAAAGACCCGATTGCATATTTTAGTAATAATTTTAAAGGAAATATCATCAAGCTAATAATAGATAAAAACATATCGACAGATCACTTAGATATGTTGGTTAGTAAAATAACTACATTTAAGCCTGCAGATCTTAAAATAGACTATGATGTTAACTATAACAAGATAAAAGCACATGAAGAGTTAGTAGACTCTGACATTAAAGGTGCTGAAATAGAAAATATTGTAACAGAATTTGTTAGCATGTTGGATATTAACAATAAACAGGAAATTATAAAATATACTATATCGTTATATAACAAGTCAATTGCATGAAGTACGTAAACTTTAAAAACATAAAGATAAAAAACTTTCTATCAGTAGGTGATGATGTAGTTAGTGTAGATTTCAACACAGGGCTAAATATTATAACCGGTGTTAATAGAGATAAAGAAGATAGAAGAAATGGTGTAGGTAAATCTACAATAGCAGATGCACTATATTTTGCTATATTTGGTACTACTCTAAGAGAGCTAAAAAAAGAGTTTATACCAAATAACATAACTCAAAATACATGCGAAGTACAATTAGAATTTGACGTTAATCAAAACGGCAATACTAATACATATAATATAATAAGAACATTATCACCGTCTAGAATATTTCTTTATAAAGATAGCAATGATATAACGTTAGATACTATATCAAATACAAATTCATACGTTGAGACTGTATTATCTTCATCACCTGAAGTATTTAGGAATTGCGTATTGATGACATTAAATGACACTTTACCTTTCATGTCGAAGTCTAAAGTAGAGAAAAGAAAGTTTATTGAACAAATATTCAATTTACAAGTTTTTTCTACGATGATGTCTTCTTTAAGAGAAGATCAAAATGTTACAAAGAGAGAGTTAGATATAGAAAACGCTAGACTTAGCGAGATTAAAAATAGCGTATCTACCTTTGAAAGACAAAAAGAATTAAAATCTAAAGAAAAGGAAACTAAATTATTAACGATTAATAAAAAGATCAAAGATAATGAAGCAGATATACAAAAAATTGAGAATGATATTCAGAATGAAGTTATAATAAATCAATCTGAAAAGAATATAGAATTAGAAAAATATACTAAAGCGTTAGTTAAATTAGAAGAACTATACAATTTAACACTTGGAAATGCAGCAACAGTAAAAAATGAAATTAAAACTAAAAAAGAGCAACTTCAAAAAGTAGGTACTACTGAGCAGATTTGTCCTACATGCTTACGTCCAATATCTGAACATGATATTGAAGAGATAGAAAAAGAAAAGAAGAATATGCATAACGATATATTAAAGTTAGCAGAAACGTTAACAGGGTATATAGGTCAAATAAATGGACTAGAAGATAAAAAATTTAAAATTAAAAAACATATAGATAGTCTTAATAAAGATATAAAGATTGCTGCAGTACAAGAGACTACAAGACAATCTAATAAGAAAAGAATTATAGATCTACAGAATTTAAATAAGCAACTACAAGATAGTAGTTCTACGGTATCAAGTGATTTAACGACTTTTGATGAATTAATAAAAGAATCAAATACAAAGATAGAAACATCTAACGATACAATTCAAAATATTAAAAAGAAAGCAGATATGCTTGAGGTTGTAAAGTTTGTAATAAGTGAAGAAGGTGTAAAGAGCTTTCTAGTAAAGAAAATTTTACAAAATTTTAACGCAAAACTAGCGTTTTATCTTAAAAAGTTAGACAGTAATAGTATATGCATATTTAATGAGTATTTTGAAGAAGAGATATTAAATGAAAAAGGTAAGATGTGTTTGTATAATAATTTTTCTGGTGCAGAAAGAAAGGCTATTGATTTAGCGTGCTTATTTTCATTTATAGATATGAGAAAGACTCACGGTGATGTATACTATAATGTAACAGTATATGATGAACTATTTGATACTAGCTTAGATCAACGTGGTGTTGAATTAGTAGTAGAAATATTAAAAGAGAGAGTTGAGTTGTTTAAAGAGTCAATTTTGATTATATCACACAGAAAAGAAAGTGTAAAAGCCGTAAATGGTGATATTATCTTTCTTGAAAAGCATAACGGAATAACAAAACGTGTAAACTTTGTTGATTAATTAAAACCTTAACATATTATATATAGACTATATGTTTACACCGGTCCTACCATTTCAAAACCATTCAGTAACACCTTTTCAGCAACTACAGCAGCAGTTGCCTAAAAACGATGAGATGGTACCACCAGAACTATCTTTACCAAGATTTTTAAATTACTATGCAGATTATAGCGGCTGTGGTCACTGGCGGATGATTTGGCCAGAACAGATTCTTAATGCACATCAAAAAGCTGTAGTACATGGTACTACAGTAATGAATCTGGATCCAAGATATTACGGTATGGTAAAATCTGTAAGAATACAAAGACAAGCAACAAAACAACAGCTTGAATTTGTAAAGTTTTTACGAGAAGTATCAAAACAAAACGGTATGAGAATCATTTATGAAATAGATGATATTTGCTTTAAAGAAGATATTCCTGATTATAACAAGTTTAAACCAGCTTTTGATAATCCAGAGATAAGAGAGTCAGCATGCGCAATTATGTCTTTATGTGATGAAATCACAGTTACCTGCGATTACATGAAAGATTATTATAAGAGCAAAACCGGTAATAAAAACGTTACAGTAATTCCTAATTTTATGCCTAAGTTTTGGTTAGGTAATCATTATGAAAGTACTCAAATAATGAAAAATTATGATGATAATAAGAAGAAGCCTCGTATTTTATATACAGGTTCAGGTGCCCATTTTGATGTAGAAAATAGAACAGGTAATTATAATGATGACTTTTTCCATGTTAATAACGTAATTCGCAGGACTGTTGATAAATTCCAATGGATATTCCTTGGTGCATATCCATTGCCATTAACAGATCTCATTAGAAACGGTAAAATTGAATTTCATCCATGGTCTAAATTATATGATTATGGTGAAAGTATTGCTAATATTAAAGCAAATATGATGGTTGCACCGTTACAAGTTAATAATTTTAATAAAGCTAAGAGTGATCTAAAATATATTGAGGCATGTGCTTTTGGTTTACCAGTAGCATGTCAAGATATCGTAACATATTCAAACGCACCTATTAGATTTAATACTGGTGATGAAATGATAGATAGAATTAACGACACACTTAAAGATCACAAACAGTATAAAGCAATATCTAAACGTGCAAGGCAATACGCAGAAACACGCTGGCTTGAAACAGATAGTAATATAGATTGTTATTTAGAACTATATAATACACCCTACGGCAGCAAGGAAAGAAAAAATATAACAAAATATAACAGGGAATAATTATAATATTTCTGCATGAGTTATAGAAATGCTTTTTATAATAGCAAAGAACAGAAGATAACTATATTAGGGTGGGATGAAAACGGTAAAAGAAACGAACAATACTTTACCTATAAGCCTCACCTCTATGTAGAAGGTCCTGGAGAATATGATTCAATATTTGGTACTAAATTAGTTAAACGCATATTTAATACTCAGTTTGATAGAAGCTCCTTTATAACTAATACTGGAATAACAAAAGTATTTGATAACTTTCCATGCGTTCAACAGTTTCTTATAGAGCGATTTTATAAAGATAATGAAACACCTGAATTTAGTAAAAATGATGTAAGAGTTATCTTTATAGATATCGAAGTTATTGCAGAAGAATTTCCTGATGCAAAATATTCAAAGTATCCTATTAACGTAATTACTATATATGATTCTACTACAAAAAGGTTTAAATGTTGGGGTGAAAAACCTTTTAACGTAATATATAGTGATGTAGATTTTATATATTGTAAAAATGAAGTAGAGCTACTAACTAAATTTATAGATTGGTTTAAGTCAGATACTCCTGATATTGTAAGTGGATGGAATAGTATGGGCTTCGATATTCCATATATTATGAATAGAATATCTAATATTATGGATGATAGTACACGTAATAGTTTATCACCAGCAGGTAAAACGTACTTTCGTGATATCCATAACGATAAAGGTCAGTATTTACAGCGCTGGTTTATAGAAGGTGTCTCTCTTATAGACTATCTTGACATATATAAGAGATTCTCACCAGGTGAGAAAGAAAGTTATAAACTTAATAGTATTGCTAAATTAGAACTAGGTGAATCAAAGGTAAATATAGGTACAGGTAATCTAATAGATCTGTATAATGACGATTGGCAAAAATTTGTAGAGTATAATATTCAAGACGTAAGACTACTTAAGAATCTTGAGTTTAAATTAAGATATCTAAACTTAGTAAGAATGTTTGCATATATAGGACTTACAACGTTTGAAGCAGGAATGGGTTCTATATCAGTTATAAATGGAGCAGCAGCAATACGTGCTAAACATAAGAACCAAATATTACCTACATTTATACGTAACGCAGAGAGTGGTGTTAATCCTGGTGCATTCGTGCGTGAACCACTACCAGGGTTTAAAAAACATATAGTATCATTTGATGCTAACTCTCTATACCCAAACGTGATGATTACCCTTAATACATCACCTGAGACAAAAATAGGTAAGATAATTAAACGTGAAGATGGTAATGTTGTGATAAAGCACGTTACAGGTCAAACATTTACACTTACTGAAGATAAATTTGCTCTATTTGTACAAAAAGAGAGATTAACTTTAAGTAAAGCTAATATTATTTTTACTCAGAAAAAACGTGGTATATTCCCTGAAGTACTAGATTATTATTACAAAGAGCGTAAAAAAACGCAAGTTAAACTTAGGAAAGTAAATCTTCGTATTAAGGAATTAGAAGAATTAAATCAAAAAGAATGCGAAGAGTATACTAATTTAAAGAACGAAAGCATACAATTAGATTCTAAACAATTAGCTCAAAAGATATATATCAATGCAACCTATGGTGCTTTTGGTAATAAGAACAATCCTTTAGGTGACGACGATATAGCTTCATCAGTTACACTAACTGGTCAAGAAGTAATTAAATTTGCAGGCGAGGTTGCAAAAAAATTCGTAAAAGAAAATGTACCACATATAACAGAGCAGGAAAATAATGATGTAGTAGTATATGGAGATACAGATTCTATTTACGTTACTCTAGATAATATAGTTCAGAACGGTACATTATTCTCTAATAAACCCGGCAAGATTAGTAAAGAGTTTTACGATAAAGTAAAAGAGCTAGGTGATAAACTTAATAATGAAATAAAGATATGGGGTGAACGTGAACTCTTTTCAGAAGATAGTAGGTTTGTATTCAAAAGAGAAGCAATAGCTGATAATGGTGTATTCTTGCAAAAGAAAAGATATATAATACACGTTTTAGATATCGAAGATATACCATGTAACAAATATAAGTATGTAGGTGTTGATGTTGTACGTAGTACAATACCATCAGCTGTTAAACCTTATATTAAAGATATAATAGAAACAATGCTATCTACACAAGATTATTCTAAAACGAATATATTAATTAATAAGGTGTGGGAGATATTTAAGACACTACCAATCGAATCTATAGCAACTGTTAGTAATTTAAATAATTACGAAGTAAGAGAGCAACTATGTAAAGGTTTTGAAATTGCTAAAGGTACCCCGCATCATATTAAAGCAGCAATATTCTATAATAGACTTATTGAAAGATTACAACTAACCAACAAGTATGAAAAAATATCATCTGGAGATAAGGTTAGATTATTACAAGTACAAACACCTAACAAGTATAATATTCAAAAAATTGCGTATAAAGATTACTACCCTGAAGAATTTAAGCAATTTTTTGAACCTGACTACGAACTAATTTTTGAAAAAACTGTACTTGCAGCTATAGAAAGATTATACGAAAATGTTAGATGGGAACTACAACGACCAGGGTCTCTTGTACAAAGTAATATTTTTGATTTATTTAGTTGAAAAATTACTTTCATTATATAATATACCTATATGTCCAAATACATTACATTCATAGATCAAGTAGGCAGAAATATTCTAGGTATTTCAGCACCTAACCAGCAACAAGGTGCATTGACAATTATTAATCCAGTAATGATTACTGTACAACCATCTAATGGTCAATTACAAATTCAATTAGTACCACTATTTTTTGCTGAATTCGTTAAATACAACGAGGAAAGCAAAAGAAATTTTGAATTTACATACTCACAAAATTCTATTGCGCAAGGCTCTAATTTTGAAATTGATGAAAAGATTATTTCACAATACGAAAGAATAGTATCGAGCACGTTTAACGCACAACCAGTAGCACCAGTAACAGAAGAGCCTAAAATTATTAAGCTTTTTAACGAATAAAAAGAAAAACAAAGCCCTCTTATTTAAGAGGGCTTTTTTATGTAATGAATAAGGTATATTATGAACTTGCAATAAAAGAAGCTTACCTAAAAGGTGTAACTGAGAGTCAGGATAAATATGAAAAAGTTATAAAATTTTTAGAAGAGCACAAAGATAGAAATAACTATATTAGTAAAAAAATAAAATTGTTACTTGAAGATTTAAAAAAATAGCTATAATAACACATCTATGATAGACAAAGAAATTTCTAAAGTACTAGAATCAATTAACAGCGTTAATCCGTTTGCAACTTTCCTTAACGACAATACGTTAAGTACCGTAAAAGATTATATTGATACTGGTAGTTATGTGTTGAATGCAATTGTATCCGGCTCAGTACACGGTGGGATACCAAAGGGTAGAGTAACAGTTTTAGCTGGACCTTCAATGTCTGGTAAATCGTTTTTTGTGCAACACATGGCTGCAAATGCTCAGAAAAAAGGTATGACTGTTGTTATTTTTGATACAGAAAATGCTATTGACCCTGAAGGTGCACAACGTCTAGGTCTAGATATATCAAAGGTAAAATATGTACCTTGTATCACAATCGAACAAACCAGAAATGCTATTTATAAATTCTTAAATGCTGTAAGAGAAGCTAAAATGCAAGGTAAATTCTTTATTGTTATTGACTCTCTCGGTAATTTACAATCTGAGATGGATATAAACAGAATGGAAAAAGAAAGTACGTCTCAAGACACCGGTACTAAAGCTCGTGCAATGAAGACACTAATGCAAACTTGTACTAATCTTGGTGCAATGACACAAACAACTATAGTAATGACTAATCACGTATATGATGATCCTATGGCAATGTATCCTTCATTAGAAAAGCATATGCCAGGTGGTAGATCAGTGGTCTATCTACCATCAGTAACTATTCAGCTTGCAAGAAAGCCTCAAAAAGACGACGGTAAAAATGAAAATGCAAAGCTGGCGCCAGGTCAAAAAAACTATTCTGGTGTAATTCTTAGAGCTCTAACAGTAAAGAATAGATTTATTAAACAATATCTTGAAGGTGAAATGTTCTTATCATTCTCTACCGGACTAGATAGATATTATGGGTTAGTAGAATTAGCTGTAGGTCTTGGTGTTATTAATCAATCTGGACCAACATACTCTCTAATTGACGGTACTAAGCTTGGATACTTCTCAAAGTGGGGTAAAGATGAAGATATCTGGAATAAAATCATCTTACCTGGTATGGAAGAGAAAATGAAAATTGCCTGGTCTTACGGATCGCAGCTAAATACTGAAGTACCTTCAGAGGTTGACGACGGTGATGAACTGGAACAAAAGTAATTTAATTAAATGAGTAAATTAGTTTTAACGGTATCTGGAGGTATGGATAGTACGGTGCTGCTTTATATGGCAGTAGCTAAAGGTTTTGATGAAATACATACTGTAACTTTTGATTACGGTCAAAGACATCTTAGAGAGTTAGAATGTGCAAAATATCACATTAATAAACTACAAGATATTAAAAATATAAACATCACTAACAAGACACTAGATGTACGTTATATAAAAGATATTGCACCTGTATCATCTCTTACAAATCTTAATATTGATAATCCAAATATTAAGAAAATGGCAGGAGATGCACAACCTATATCATATGTACCATTTAGAAATCTAATGTTTTTGTCTATATGTTCAGCATACGCAGAGTCTGTAGGTGCAGATACTATTTGGTATGGTGCTGCAGAAGCAGACTCTCTTGCAGGTTATTGGGACGGAAGTAAAGAATTTATTGAATCAGTAAATAGTCTTATAACACTAAACCGTAAATCTAAAATAAAGATTGAAGCTCCTCTTATTGAAATGAGTAAAAAGGCAATTATTGAAGAGGGTGTTAGACTTGGTATAGATTTTAATAAAACCTGGACCTGCTATTCAAATAGAGAAGATAAATTAGCTGATGCTGATACACCTTCAAGTAGTCTAAGACTTCGTGGCTTTATTGAGTCTAAATATAAAGACCCCATCAAATACGTTCAACAAGAACGACTCGATGAGGTTTATAAGCAAAAAGGTTGTAGAGAAATATCTTAATATAGATATCTTTGCTGGCATTTAACCTTGTTCTTGATACTACTACGGTAGTTTTCAATAAGAAGGTTATTTACCTGTTTAGAAGAAATCCTTACAGATTCATTTGTAAATTTTTCTCTATCTTCTTGTTTTTCAGCTTCTTTCATTTCATCCTCTAACTTATTGATCTCACTTTCATTTCTTTTTAAAGAATCAAGTTTATTTAAAATACTATTGTATAATCTCTGTATAGCATTACCAAATTTTTGTATTAATGGGTCACTATGTGTAGGTAGTACCTTCATTCTATCCTCAAGATAATTTGTTATCATGTTTACAGAATTTAATTCTTCAATCTTATCAATAACTTTTCTAAGATTTTCATCATATTTTGATGGGTTCTTTTCGATAAAATCTTCTATATTATAAATTACATCATCTTTAATATCATCTAAAGATCCAGGCTTTATACCTGCAGCTGCTGGTATATCTTGTATTACCTTGAATAGTTTAAAGTGCCTGAAATTTTCTATAATATCACCGAGAATATTATATAATTGCTTTGCACTACCATCATCTTCTGTTTGAGCTATTCTGTTATACTTACGTGCCTGGTTGGTGATATAATCTTCAAGTGCTTCAGCAGATGTATTAGCCTCTATACCTGAAATGATACCATCAACACTATCAGAAATAAAAGGATCGTCTTGTTGATCGCTCTTAAATGCTTCAAGTGCCTGTATAAGAAAGTCCTTGGTCTCTTCTATACTAACGCGAGATTCTTCTGGAATTTGTTCTTCAAATCTTTGACTAGGTGTTTTAAATGCAGATAAAGGAGTTTCAAGAGCTGTCGATATATCTGAAGTAGGTAAGAAAGAACCAGCATCTATTTTAAATCTCTCACCACGTGTAGTAGCGGTAACGTTAATATAGTCTTGTATAGATTTATTGTCTGTTTTAGCAATTAGCTCGTTCTTAACATTATTGTATATTTCTGCACCATTTACTATACTTCTTAGAGTATTACCGAACCACCAATTAATTTCAGTTGCAGATGGTATACGCTTTTTTTCTGTAATATTTTCAACATCAGTAGGAGTAACATCTAGTGAACCTTCTCTTCTTTCTCTCGGTCTCTTTCTTTCAATCTCTGCTAATTTATCATTAACAAGCTCAGGGAAATTATCTTTAATAAATTGTAAGAAATAAATAGAACGATCTCTATAAGGTGTAAGTTTAGCAGCTTTACCCTCTTCTTGAGACTTCTTAATATATGCTAACATTTTCTGTTGAATAAACTTTAACATAGGACCAATAATAGCATCCTGTGAAAGTTCAGCATTCGGAGCAGGTGGTGTTGATTGATTTGCTTCTTCATCTTGTTCGATTAAGAAGTTATATCCCGTAATTGATCTATTAGCCCATCCTAATTTTGTAAAACTCATAATATTATTTAGTCTTGAAAAACAGAAATAGGTTAATATCATTTAATATGTTTATTTTAACAAGAAAGGTAGGATAGCTATATGTGTGGTATATTTGGATCATTTAATACGAATAAATTTGAAATTTTAGATGAAGTAAACAAGCAACGTGGTAATTTTGCTTCTGGTTTATGTTATACTGATGGTAAAACATATGATATTCAAAAAACAGAAGGTAGTTTTGACTGGAATAAGGTAAAAATACCAGATGGTTTCTTATATCTAGGACATAATCAAGCACCTACATCATCTGAAAGAAAATGGAAAGTGCATAACTGTCATCCTTTTGAAAAAAATAATTGGATTGTCGCTCATAATGGTGTTTTAACTAATTTTAAACAACTAAAAGAAGAGAATATACCTGACCACGATAACTTAGTAGATACTAGTATAATACCGGCACTACTCGATCTATACGAAAAAAGGTTTGATAACTGCACAACTATTACAAATGAAATACTCAATATCGAATATGTACTAAGTATGGTACAAGGAACATTTGGTTTATGGGTAATGAACATTAAAACACTAAATGTATACCTTGCAAGACAGGGTAGTACATTATTCTATGATCATAATAGTTTTTCTTCTACACCTGGAGAAGGTTATAAAGAAATTGAGGAAGGTATTTTATATAGGATGACCAAAAAAAATATCAAATCAGTCGGTAATTTTGAATGCAACTCACCATTTTTAGAAATATGAACTTTAAGTTAAAATACGTAATACCCTCAAAACAAGAAGATAAGTATAGACTTATGAATTTTGTATACAATAATACAGAATCTTTTGTAATGAATACTTTTGGATATTTATGGGAGACAAGAAGATGGTGGGAGCAATTTCCAGTATTAATTGCATGCTACGAACAAACAGATATAATTGTTGGTTTGCATGCATTTACCTGTAATACAAAAGCGGAAAAAACACTAAAAACATACTATATTGTTACAGATAAGAAATATAAAGGTAAGGGTATAGGTAAAATGTTAACTCAAGCAGCACTTGGTGATAGTGAATTATGGTGTGATAAATTTTATGTTAATAGTAATAGTATAGAGGGTATTGGATTTTATAAAAAACTTATAGGTGAACCTAAAAGTGTAAAATATAATGAGTTTGGTAATCAAGATTGCGAGTTTGAGTGTAACTTTAAACACATATTAAAATGAATATAAAATTTGTAATAGCAACAAAACACAGAAACAGAGATAACACAATACTAGGTAAATGTTTAGAAAAACATTTACCAAGAGTATTTTATAGTCAATCTGGACATACAATACAATGGGTATTTCAAAATACTGAAAGCTTACCTATAGTGTATAATAGAGCTATTAAAGATGTCGATTATTTTAAAGAATACGTAACACATATAGTATTCATGCACGATGATATATTTGTAAACTGTATAGATTTTCTAGATAGAATTTATAAAGGTTTTGAGCAGTTTGATGTTATAGGTTTAGCTGGATCAAAAGTAGCAGATTTTAGTAATCAGAACAAACCAATGTTATGGCATCTTATATCAGAAAGAAAAGATCATCTTGGTTGTGTTGGTCATGGATCACCTGATGACTATATGTATACATCTTTCGGGCCACTAAATAAACAAGCACTTCTTATAGATGGATTGTTTATTGGTATTGATATTAGAAAGCTTGGAGATTTAAGATTTGATGTAAGCAATCCATCTAAGTTTCATTTCTATGATTTAATTTTTAGTATGGATGCTGCTAAAGCAAAATTAAAAACTGGAGTAATAGATATACCAGTTATTCATCAATCACCAGGTCTCAGAGAGTTTACTGAAGAATGGAAAGCGGGTGAAAAATACTTTAAAGAAAAGTACAAGGCTTATACTGGTAAATTATTGACCGTATAATAACATAGACTAATGCAGAAAATCAATTTAGATTTTTTCGAGCAGATTTTAATTTATAAATCGCTTACAGATGAAAAATACCTTTCAACTGTTATAGGAGCGGTTAATCCTACACATTTTAAAGATAAAAATATAAAGACTATCTTTACTATTATTAAAGATTTTTACGATAAAAGAAATGCACCACCTACAATAACTGAATTAAAAGCATATCTTATAGATTCAGAGTTAAGAGATGCATTTAAAACTGTAGTTAATAAGTTCTCAGAAATGGATAAGTCATTTAATAATGACGAACTTATTGAGAATACAGAAAGATACATAAAAGAGCGTGCCATATGGCATACAATGCTTGATATCTCTAAGGATGTTTCAAACGGTAAAATAGATACAGGTTTTATATTAGATAAGTTTGAAAAGAGTTGTAATATAAATTTAAAAACAAATATAGGTTTAGATTTATTCAAAGATATTAATGTTCTGATAGAAGAAATAAATACAGATCAACCTGTAATACCTACAGGTTATAAATTCTTAGATAGAAAGTTAGGTGGTGGCTGGTTAAAAAATGGAAGAGCAATTTATATCTTTGCTGGTGAGACTAACGTTGGTAAGAGTATATTTTTAGGTAATTTTGCAACTAATATTGCAAAGAATGGTAAGACTGTATTGTTGATAACTCTTGAGATGAGTGAGATTGTGTATGCTAAGAGATTAGTATCTAGTGTTAGTAAGATACCAATATCAGATTTGAGAAGTGAGTCTCAAACGTTAAAAACGCAGATAATTGAACATTCAAAAGATAACCCTAATAGTAAACTCATAATAAAAGAGTTTCCACCTAGTACTATAACTCCATCACAACTACAAGGATATCTAAAAAATATACAAAGTGCAGGTATACATATAGATGCAATAGTATTAGATTATATTAATTTGTTAAAAGGTCCGACAGGGGATAACTCTTATGAACGTGTAAAAATTGTTACAGAGCAAGTGAGAGCATTAAGCTACATATTTAATTGTCCAATAATTACTGCCACACAACTTAACAGATCAGGTTATAATACCGATAAACCTGGATTAGAAAGTATAAGTGAGAGTATAGGATTGGCTGCTACTGCTGATTTTATAGGTATAATTACACAATCTGACGAAGACAGGGAACTAAACATAACTAGAATGAATATAGCGAAAAACAGATTTGGACCAAATTATGGTACAACTACATTGCGTATTGATTATAAAACTCTTACCATATATGAAGACGATACATTGGATAGTGGTGGAGATATAAGTGATAATGCTAAGACTCTTCAAATTCTAAGTAGTTGAACATTTATGTATTACACATAACATATCTTATGAGTAATACATCTAAGCCTAAACTACCTAGTGCAACGATTGAAGATACCGAATTTAACCATGCTTTCTATTCTTTTTGTACCTTTTGCCATCTTTACTACGGTAAAAAAATAAATTTTGCTACAGTTTTTACAAAAGTTATAACTAATCCCAAGATTAAAAGAATATATAAACTAGTTATAGATGAAGATAGTGATTTTCAAGCACTTAAAAAATTTATAGCTATAGAACCATCAGTTACTAAGAGTAAGTATATAACTAAAATAATAAACAAAAATAAAGTAAACTTAGATGGATAACCAAGAAAAGTACATATATAACTGCTATATAGAAACTATGCGTAAGTTTAACGATAAACCTTTTAGATATCGTAAAAACTTTGAAGGTTTTGAAAATACAACAGAGTATGTATGCGTATCAAAGCTCGGTAAATTCTTTGATAAATTTCAGCATCTAGTAATAAAAGACTTTTTTGAGGCACCATATTTTGTATATGGTGAAAAATATTTTGATTTAGCTTTCTATCTATCACAAAGAGCGATAAAAGCATATACAATATACCATAACACGTTCATCCCCAACAACCCAGATCATGATCAGACAGTTGAAAAAATAAAAGATAGCTTCATTTTCATATACAAATTCTGTAAAGATAACGGTATAAGCATGGTAGATTATATTAAATATAAGCAAGAAGGTAGTAACTGTCACAGTTTTTTACTTCACTTAAAAGAAAGAAAAATCTGTCTTTACCCCTTGTTTTCATATGATGGTGTAGATAAAATAATATCAGAATATGAGAGCGACGTTAAACGGTTTATGTTTGGTAAAGAAATATCAAACTTAAATTTTTTTCGTACCAAATATTATACCAGCTCTAAATGTAAAAAAGCTTCTAACCTTATTTTCAATAAACTAATTTCCAATTTCTAAAATTTTCTTATGACATCATATAACAAAAATAACATAAACGATATATTCCAAAGTATTAAAGGTGCACTTGCACACGACAAACAAACAGGAGGTACAGGTGATATACTTAAGCTCGAACCGGGTAATACTTACACAGTAAGATTGCTACCTACGAAAGAACCAAAAAAGACATTTTTCCATTACTATCAACACGGATGGACAAGCTTTTCAACAGGTCAATACGTCTCTACACTAAGCTTACAGACTTTTGGTGAAAGAGATCCAATTGCAGAAGAAAGATTTCGCATTCTTAAAACTGGTACAGATGCCCAGAAAAAGAAAGCTGAGACAGTTAAGAGAGCTGAAAAATGGCTCGTAAATGTTTACGTAGTAAACGACCCTACTAACTCGGAGAATAACGGTAAGGTAAAAATCTTACGCTACGGTAAACAACTTCAAGCAGTAATCACTGATGCAATCGAAGGTGATGAATCTGAGAGCATTGGTCCTCGTATCTTTGATTTATCTCCAAATGGTGTTAATCTAAGAATTAAAGTAGAAAAGCAAGGTGATTTTCCTTCATATGTAGCTTCGAAGTTTTCACTACCATCTGAAATTAAGGATCTAGATGAAGATAAGTATCAGAAGGTATATGACAGTGTATTTGAAATCGATAAGGTTTTTACAGTAAAGAGCGCTGATGATCTTAAGCTGATGTTAAAAGAGCATTTTTATGCTGATAAAACAGAGAAAGCAGCAGTAGAAGAAGCTCCAAAACAAGTTAAAGAAGCACCTGTAAGAGTATCAGTAGATAATGACGATGAAGTATCTAAACTACTTGATGGTCTAGACCTAAATTCATAAAATGGCAAACGAGCAAGAAATTCTAGTTAATTTTATAGGCTCGAACTACGGCTTAATGAAAAATCTAGACGACCAGATTATAGGGTCGTCTAGTACGTTACAAAGACGTAGTGACGATGTCAAGAGAGTATTAGGTGATGCTTTACGTGGTAATATTGTACCGCAAATACAACAAAATATACCACAAGCTATTCATCAAGTACAGCCATCACAACAGGTTAATCAACCAGTTATAATGCATCAACCGGTTATATCTCATCAACCAGATGACGGACAGCTTTGGTTATCTTTTGATGAAAGAGATAAAATTTATGATGTATTAGATTCAATTGTTGAAAAACAAGATTTAATTTTGAAAAAACTTGAAAAAATTGAATCTTCATATACTATATCTCGTAAAAGAGGTCTATGAAGATAAAAATTTTTGATAAAAAAGAGTTCATACAAAATTTTCTATCACCAATCAGCACACTGAATTCAGTGTGCTGTATTGATGTTCAGAATAATGAATTAAAAACGATGTGCTCATCGCCTGATAATACGCTATGTTTAATATCGTCTCAACCGGCATCTAGTGATGAAGTAAAATTATTAAATTTACCAGATGTAAAGAGACTAAGTGGTGCTTTATCTTTGATAAAAACAAAAGATATAGAGTTAAATGTTATTGATAATAATATTAAATACAATGATGGAAATTTTAAATTTTCTTATCATCTTTTAGAGAACGGTCTTATTAAGAAGACAACTATAAATGTAGATAAGGTAAATAAACTCGAATATAACATTTGTTTTGATATACCAGAGCAAAATTTAGATACTCTACTTAAAGGAACGTCTTTTGCAGCAGCAACTAACAAAATTTATTTATATACTGAGAGTGATAAAATATACGCAGAATTAGGCGATAAAACAAAACATAACGTTGATAATTTTATAACAGTTATTGCAGAGAAATATACAGGCAATAATATAACTAAGCCATTACCAATAAATCTTGATACATTTAGATTAATTTACTTTAACGGTGCATCAAGTATAAAATGCTCTATTAATACGAGTTACGGTGTTATAAAAATAGATATCATTAAAGGTAATACAAACTTGACTTATATAATGTCTGCACTAATTAACTAACATGAAACATAATCTTAAAGAGAGGCGTGTATCTAATAAGATAAAGACTGCTGGCTACTTTATTAAAAGGCTAAAGGATAGCGGTTTTGTTGTTTTTAAGATTTTTAATGCATATTCAATTTCTGACCCACGTAGATGGACTGTACTGGTAGATCCTGGGTTAAATTCAGTATATGTAACTTGTTATCAAAATAAAGATCAAATAAATGAAATTTTATTTGAATTTGATGATGGTGGTTATAAGTTCACAAAAGGTACTTTTCTCAAAACAGAAAGTATTGAAACAATTGTTACTTATTTAATTGAAAAGGGTGTTAATAATATACCAATCAATAACCCCTTTGTAAATAATAAATATCTACATGGAACCTGATAATATGCAAGCACCAAAACAAGAGCCAAAGAGAAAGGAAAAAAAGAAAACAAAAGCTCAGCAGGTTTCACAAACAAAAACTAATGAACAGTTAGCGGAGTTAATTAAAGATGCACTTGCAGTACAGTTCAAAAAGCAAGTAAAACGTAATAAAATTCAAAATGAATTAGATGCAATGGCTGCTACATGTGAAGAGTTTATGAATAGCTTTATTATATTGGGTTATGATCTTGATGGTAACCCTGTAGAACCAATTGTAGTTGCACACTCACAACAAGAAGCAGATTCATTAGGTTCTTATCTTAATAAATTTATATCATCTCAAATTCATAGAAACGGTAGTTGAATATAGAGGAACATTCATTATATTTTTGTAATGAATGTTCTAATTTTAGGTAGAGGGTTTGTAGGAAATGCTCTTAAACAAGAGATGCCTGGTGCGTTTATAGTTTCTAGGCAAGAGTTAGATTATTTTGATGAGCTAACTTTTATAAGTTACTTAGTTGAAAAGAAAATAAAAACAGTTATTAACTGCTCTGGTTATACAGGTAACCCTAACGTTGATGCTTGCGAAACCGATAGAGAAACCTGTTATAGACAGAATGTTGAGCTGTTAAGAGCTTTACAAAGGTCTTGCATAGGTATAAAGATTATACATGTAAGTTCTGGATGTATATATGACGGGTACGAAAAGGTATTTACTGAAGAAGATGTACCAAATTTTGGTATGTTTAGTGATAAGAGTAGTTTTTACAGTAAAACAAAGCACATTGCTGAAACAATTGTGAATAAATTAGATGATATTGCAATAGTAAGACTACGTATACCGTTTGATTACGTTAGTTCTAGAAAGAATTACTTCAATAAGTTACTCGGGTATAATAATCTTATTAACTTTAGGAATAGCAAAACAGATTTACGGTATCTTTGCAAATTTATACATAAGTTAGCTCAAAACTTTACACCAGGTATATTTAACGCAGTACATAGCAATGCTCTAACAACTCAACAAGTTTTAGACATTATGGTAGAATACGATTTATATAACCCTAATTGGGAAATGGTAGATTATAAAGAGATTCCAATTAAGGCTAATAGATCAAATTGTGTACTTTCAAATGAAAAAGCAAAGAATTGGGGATTTGATTTTGGTGATGAAGAAACAGCTCTTAGAGAAGCACTAGAGAAATTTAAACTATGAATAACGAAACAACACTTTTAGGTTATTACGGTAGTGATGAGATACATGCATGTTCTGCATGGACTTCAACTAGTAGAGAAATTACAGAAGACAAAAAGGAGAGAATTCCTAAGCTACTCAAAATGCTTGCAGAAAATGGACACCATACTCCATTTGAAAAATCGTCTTTACATTTTCTTGTAACAAGCGAAATTGCAAGCCACATTCACAAATTAAAGCATAGAATCGGAGTTTCAATTAACGGAGAATCAGCGAGATATAAAGAACTAAAAGAAGATAAATTTTACATCCCCGACGATTGGAATGGGCTTTATCCTTCTCAAGATATTGGACCAAATAAAGACTCCCCTTGGGCAACTACAGAACAATCTTGGTCAAATATTCTCGAAGAATATACTAGGATTGGCAATGACCTTTATCATCAGTGTTTGAAAGATCTTGAACCAACTCTTGGTCGTAAACGCGCAAAAGAATCCGCTCGTTTCTTTAAGACATATAACTCTCAAATAGATTGCGATATCATGTTTAATTTTAGAAGTTTTGCTCATTTCTTATCTTTACGAAATAAAGAAGACGCACAAAAAGAGATTAAAGATATTGCAGCAGAAATGCTTAAGTTAGTAAAAGAAATACCCGGTGATCCATTTAAACATACCATTACTGCCTTTAATCTTTAACATTATTTAAAGTAATGAATATTACAGTAGAGCAACACAACGCTTTAATTAAATTAACTAAAAACAGTATACCATTTATGGTTACTGGTAGATATTCTTATGAAAGTGATATTGAACCATCCGATATAGATTTGATTATATTAAAAAAATATATGGATTCAGTAGAGACCTTTCTTCTTATAGATAGTAATAAAAGTTCCCGAGGCTATATGCCTGATATTGAAGTAAACACACTAAGAGTGATGTATCTAGATAAAATAGATATTTTATACATTGAAGATGAAGTACGGTGGGAAGAGCTTGAGTGTTTCTCACGTGTAATTGATGGTATAAGATATACACACCCTGTACACTCTATGTTATCAAAAATTAAAATGATAATGAAAACTATACCTGTCAAACATAAATCTTCTTTTAAGCATGGTAGAGACATTGAGATGTTTATTTCAAAAATAATCAATACAGAATATAATGGATAAATGGTTAACGCCTCTTATAGAAAAATACTTGAAATCTGAAAAAGATAGCTTCAATAAAGAAATGAAAAGAAAAGGTATAATCTTAGCAGGAGGCCATGGTACAAGATTGAGACCACTTACATATTGCACATGTAAACAGTTACTACCAGTTTATAATCACGTAATGATAGAGTACCCTATTAGTACTTTAATTGCAGCTGGAATTCAAGATATTACGTTCATAGTTAAATCAATAGATAAGCCTGCATTTGAAAATCTTTTATATAATATAAACCCAGATAGTATTAAATTTACATATAGATTTGTGATACAAGATGATCCTAAAGGGTTATCAGAAGCCTTTATTCTTGCAGAAAAGTATATTAAAGGTTGTCCTACAGTCCTTGTACTTGGAGATAATCTATTTTACGGTTCACAATTTGATTTAGATATAAAAAATATAATGAGTAATGAAAACGTTATATTTGGATATAAAGTAAAAGACCCTTCTTCCTATGGTGTGGCAGTTTTAGATGAAAAAGGTAATATTGCAGGTGTTGTAGAGAAGCCTAAAACCCCGCCTACTAATTACGCTATACCTGGTTTATACTTTTTTGATGAAACTTGTATAGAAAAAGCAAAAAATTGCAAACCATCTGTAAGAGGTGAACTTGAAATTGTTGATATAATCAATCAATACATTAAAGAAAAAAATATAACTCTCCATCTACTTGACAATCATACAGCATGGTTTGATTGCGGTACGCATGCAGATTTACTTGATGCTAGTAATTTTGTAAGAGCAATCGAAACCAGAACAAATACAACAGTATGCAAAATATAAGAAAAAAATTTTTAGTAACCGGTGCATATGGATTCATAGGTAGCCATTTTATCGATTTTCTCGATAATAAGGTAGATGCAGAGATTTATATCATTGATAAAAAAGGATATGCTTCAAATATACACAATCTTAAAAAACAATATGATACTTTAGGGTATAATTTATTTGAGTTTGATCTTGCTAAACAATCAACAGATATATTTTTCGAAAATTATAAAAAGTTTGATGCTATCTTTCATTTTGCTGCAGAAAGCCATGTAGATAATAGTATTACAAGTCCATTAGTTTTTACAGAGTCTAATGTATTAGGTACACATAAATTATTAGAGTGCTGGAGACGGAACGGTGCACATGGTAGATTTATACACATAAGTACAGATGAAGTTTATGGTCATCTACATGATAATGATAAGCCATTTACAGAACATACACCACTATCACCAAGATCACCTTATTCTGCATCCAAAGCAAGTAGTGATCTTATAGTAAAATCATATCACGATACATATGGTTTAGATACAATAATAACAAGATGTAGTAACAATTATGGACCAAAACAGCATTATGAAAAACTTATACCAAAAACAATTACAAATATACTTAACGGTAAAAGCGTACCTGTATATGGCTCTGGTAAAAATGTACGAGAGTGGATTCATGTCGTTGATCACGTAGAAGCAATATGGTCATTATATAATGAAGGTGAATCAGGTAACGTTTATAATATTGGATCTGGCGAAGAAATGACTAATTTAGACGTTATTACAACTATATGTAAGTATATGAATGTTTTACCTGATAACACTATAAAATTTGTAGAAGATAGAAAAGGTCACGATTTTAGATATGCTATCGACTCTACAAAAATTAAGTCTTTAACAACATGGCACCCTAAATATGAATTTAATAAAAGTATTCAAGAAACAATCGACTGGTATAGACAAAATACACCTCAAATCTAAGGACTTATACGCAGTCCAAACAGGTGACTATGCAGGTGAGATGTTAATATACATAGAAGATATTAATGAATCCCATTGTTTCCTTTCGATTCCCAATATGGTAAATAGGGTTATATCGTTCGATAAATTTAAATTTGCAATAGAGAATAATATTGTAGAAAAGGTAAGTGAAGAACTACCTAAGCAGGTTTATAGTTTGTGTATTGCTCAATATAAAAAGAATCGATAGAATAAATAATTGTATGTACGTACAACCTAAAAAAATCGTCTCACCTATATCAGGCAATATAGTGATACCTAAAATCATAACAAGAGAGGTAGAAGGTAAGATTGTCTCTGAAGCACATTATTACGACCCTAATAGTGGTACCTTCCTACACAAAGGTATTGTTTCAGTAGTAGACAAAATCACAAAAGAAACAACTACACTAGGCAACGCAAGAGTTTAACCTCCATTAATGGATATGGAGACTATTAAGAAACTTTTTGCTGATAATACCTGGCTTTTTGTAATAGGTATTATTGGATTGGTGTTTCAGTCTACTATACAGAAAACAGTAGCTGCATTGTTTATATTTTTAGGCAATGACTATAATGAAGATGATATAATATTACTAAACGGTAAACCAGCCCGTATAGTACGCGTAGGTTTATGGAAATCTACATTTTTTATGTACACAATTAAAAATGGTATAGTTACTGGTGGTACAAAACTTGTAATACAAAACGAAAGACTATCTTTAATGAATCTTGAGAAGCCATTACAGAAGATAGATGTTGAAACCATTGGTGATAAATAAAAATTTGATATTTGGTAAAGGAACTATAATATTCTTTACCAATTATGATAGCGGTACCTGAACAATATGCTGTGCAAGTATTTTACCAGCATGTAAGTCATACTAGTTACAACAAAATTACTAGAACATATAACGGATCATGTCCGTTTTGTAAAGAAGGTAAGAGCTTTGGTAAGAAAAAACGATTTTTTTATATACCAAAGACTGAAACATGCTATTGCCATAACTGTGGGTATAGTAAAAAAGTATTGAGTTTTGTTTTAGATATAACAGGTAAACCATTTAGTATTGTTGTTGATGAGATTCAGACTAATGGATACGACGAAATACAAGTAACAAGAGAAGAAGAGAAGAAAGTAAACGTCGATATTAAAACGTTACCAGAGGATTGTATAAATTTATTAGAACCAACACAGTTACAATTTTATAATGATAATGCAATAGTTAGAATTGCACTAGAGTTTATAGTAAAGCGTAGATTATATACAGCAGTTAATAGACCTAAAACTTTTTATTTATCTCTAGTAGATAGAGTACACAAGAATAGATTAATTCTACCTTTTTATGATACTCTTGATGATATAATTTTTTACCAGACACGTACCTTACTCGATTCTGATAATTTTAAGAAACCAAAATACCTTTCTAAAGTAGGTGGTGTTCGTAGTTTATATGGTATACATTCTGTAGATAAAGATAATGAAAATATCTTTCTTTTAGAAGGTCCGATAGACAGTTTTTTCATTAAAAATGGATTAGCAGTGGGTGGTATCCAAGATGAATCAGATAAGATGTATAATGAACTACAACAGCAACAACTACTGGGATTCTCAACATATAATAAAATATGGGTACTTGATAATCAGTGGTGTGATGATGCCTCTCTTAAGAAGAGTGAAATTTTACTAAATCTAGGTGAAAATGTATTTATATGGCCTGAGAATTTAAAAGAATATAAGGATATAAATGAATACTGTATAGATAAACAGATTGATGAATTTTCACAAAAAATAATCCTTGATAATGTATATCAAGGATTACAGGGTCTGCTAATGTTGCAGATGTTAAAATCTAATAAATAGTATACTTAGGTACTAAAAAGGCAGCAAATTACTGACCCTTATACTTACTATCTGCCGCACCTGCAAGGTATCCCTTTAATATTTCTATTAAAGAACCTAATTCCATTGCAACTCTTGAAATTTTCTTTGTTTCAGCATCGCTAATTTTCTTAAAAATTGTTTCAGGTGATGATGAATTTAATTTAGATTGAATACTCTCTGCACCTGTACCGTTAAGAAATTCTTTAAAATCTTCCATCATACCTAACCAAGTTCTTAATTCATCATACATTTGCTTTTGAAATGCTGTTAGTTCAGCAGGTGCTTGACCAACAACACCTTTAGGTGCATCTACGTCAAAATCCTCAGGTGATGTTCCTTTATCTAAAACAGAAGACATTGCATCTCTATCTGTCATCTCTACTTCATCTTGTTCTAAAATAAACTTTTGAAATCTTTTCTGATAGTTATTCATATTATTATTTATATTTAATCGATCAAATATAAAGATGAGTTACTTTATTATATAATTATACTTTATCACCTTTTTTCCAAGAAATTCTTTTTGCACCTTTTTTATGTTTTGATCTTGTATTACATTGAGCCATTGTAGGCCTACATGCAGGGTAACCTTTTCTTTTTTCACCTTTTTGTCTGCCGCATGGTTTACCAGTCTTACAATCTACCCAACCTTTTCCGTTATTTCTTGAGAACCAACCATGAAGCCCTTCCTTTTTCTCTTTTTGAAATTTTTCTAAAAGGAAATTAACAGCTACATCGAATTTTTTATCAGATCTGTTCATTTTCTTTTTTTCCAGATTGTACCTTGACGGCAACGAACAATAGCTCCAGATTTATAAGCAGAAGTCTTCTTACCATAAACTACATCTGCTTTCCTCGCACATCGATCTTTTTTTGTTTTTTCTTCCAGAAGGGACTCTATAAGATTATTAAACCTTGACATATTTATATTTAATCGATTAAATATAAAGATGAGTAAATTTATTAGAGAAGATAGTACTATCTTTAACGTACAGCGCCAACAATCAGGTATTAAAAAGAGTGAAGATTTACCGCAGCCTAATAAAGTAGGTAATTTAGTCAATCAAGGAAATGATTTCGCACCCCCTGTAAAACCTTATCCGTTAGATAGATTCGATGATATTTCAACAGATGTTTTTGTTGGTTTGTTAAATTTACGTAAAATAATAGAAACTGCTAAAAATAACCCTAGTATTAAGAATAAGAATAATGAAAAGCTTAATATTATTAACAGACACTTAGAGAATATGGGTAAAAATATGGTTGAATTATCTAAGATTGTTGATACAATCAATTAATGAAAAATATTTTAATATCTTTTGTACTAACATGTTTAGTTAGTACTCTAGTGGGTGTACTAGCCAACAATTTTATTGCAGGTTTTGCATTAGCATTTTTTACACAAGTTATAATTTTTTACATAGGAAATACAATATATAATAATTATATTATAACAAAAATTGAAGAAATTAAACTTGATCAATTAAAAGAATTACAAAAACAACATGCAACTGTAACATGTCCTTGCTCAGAGGGTAACAAACAAGTAGTAGATATACAAATTGATTCAGATGTTATCTATAAATGTAATAAATGCGATAAAAATATCAAAGCAGTACACGAAGTAAAAACCTTTATAACAACACAACCTATATATTTTCATGACAGAGCTCCAAAAGATAACAACTGAGATTAAACCTACATCACTAGAAAATTCAAAACCTGAATCAAATGAGATAAAATATAGTGATTGTTTACTGTCACTTCAGCAACTACTTAAAACAAGTAGCGAACAACAGAGAGTGTTTGATGAAGGTATTTTTACTGAAAAAAATAAAGTTAATACATGCTCGAAAATTTTAGTAGATCTAATATCTTATGTATTAGACCAAGATGATACAAAAATTGAAAACCCAAACGAACTTGTTATTCATAAGCAAAATAAAAGATTTATTAAAGAATCATTAACACTACTATTGAATAGTCTTAAACAATATAGCATTGATGATAGAAAAGTTAAATTAATGCTAACAGGAAAATTGATACAATCGTTATATGAATCAAAAAACTGAAAGACTTAAAGAACTCGAGCAAGAGCATGGTATAGATTTCTTAGCAAGATTTGCATGTCTAATAGAAGCTGTAAATTTAACATGCGATAAAGCAGAGCATTTAGGTATGGATACTGAAACTTCATCACTATGGATAAAGCCTATAGCATTTCATCATTATATAGATGAACGACAAAAAGATATGAAGTATAATATAGAGATGTTTTTAAAGGGTGAAGATATATGAAATATGTCCCAGGGACGATAATTATAGTAACTAACTCACCTTTAAAGGGTTCAATTAAAGGTTACTTTCAGTCAGGTAAATCATACTACCTTAAAAATGTACGTAAAATATCAGAGAATGAAATAGAGTACGTATTTACAGGTGATGGTGATTTTATCATTAAACAACCAAATTTTACTTCTGGAGATGTAATGATAGATTATCTTATAACTGGTCAAGTTATACAGAAACAAAACTTTTGGGATTCTGAAAGAAAAGATTAATAATAACCACCGTATATCTCTGTAGCTTCATTTGCAGACATATTAAATACGGTTGTCTTACTTATATTGTTAATATCGTCAGGGTAACGTTTTTCATCTGTGGGATTTTTACCCACACCTGATAATACCCCAGAGAACGCATTCTCGTAAACTTGTGCATCTGCTTTTTCAGCAGATAAACCAGGTTCAAAGCTGTATTCAAATCTCTTAGCTTTCAATCTCCAGACGTAATGTCCACCTAATTGATTTATCGAAGATATATCTTCATCGATTCTGTCAGTAACTTCAAAGTATTTTGCACCTCTACCATTTAATCTACCTTTACCGTATTCAGTAAGAGCAAACACATCACCAGAGCGTGGTTCAATCAAGTTAAATTGCGTTGCATATATGTTAGATAATATACTAAATGCAGAATAGAAAGCAGATACATGAATTGTAGCTGTTATCTCATCATCACTTGAAAAACCAAACTTAGATAGTGTATCAGCATTCTCATTTAATTCAATAGCCATTACTACTTCTATTGGAGGTGCAAATTGCTTTGCAGGGCTCTCACCATAAAGATTATCAGCTGATAAAATATTGTATGTGTTTACATAATATGTAATTTTCTGACCATACATGTTTAACATCTCTTGCCAGTAATTACTAAACAATAATTGTTCATTACTGTTTGTATCTTTATCGTTATAACGGAAGCAAAACGTACCGTCAGATACCATTCCTGGATAGCAATTATCATTAAAATTAATTTCTGACATATTATTTCTTAAGTATTAGGTTACCTGTATTTGGGCATTTTAGTAGGATTACCCCTGTTCTACCTAATTTCTTAGGTTTACCATCAAAATTTATTCCAAACGTCTGTTTGATATATTGCATATCTATAGGTGCACAAATTTGCTGACCACCTCTAACTTTTAATTGCTCTATTTTCTGATTTTTAGAATTATCTTTTTTATATACGTCAGCAACTAAGTTCTGTCTTTTGCGTCTATAGTATCTATCTGTATCTGTAAAGCCGTCTTGACGATGTCTAGGACCATTTACATAACGTCTTGTACCTGTTTTGGTAAACATATCGTTATAAAATGTCTTAAAATTAGTCATATAATTATTTATGTACAAAAAAATACCTGCTAAAAATTTAGCAGGTATTTTATTAAACTAAATTAATCTTTATTCAAAAGCTGATGCGCCAGCTTTGATTTTAGGAGCTGAAACTTTGTTATTTGAATGCTTTGTTAGTGCTTCACCCTTTGAATCTGCAAGAGTGCCATCACTACCAACTTTATCTGTAAACTTACCATCAGCCTTTCCCTTTACAGCTTTAACAGTACCAACTTCATTATTTTTTGCTTTGGTAAAACCTTTGTTAAGCTTATCTTCATCTTTAATAGCGTGACCGATTTCTTCGGCTTCAACGGCTTCACCCATTGAATATTCTTCATCTTCATGATGCTCTTCATCTTCGTGATGTTCTTCATCTTCTTCAACATCTTCACCAGCATCACCGTCTATCTGTGCTAGGATTTGTCTTAAACATTCTACATGTTCAGGCTTTAATGTAACAGTGACTTCACTTTCAGTCATTTCTGTATCTGTATCAGCGGCAGAATCATCTGCTACATCTACCCCGAGAGCTTCTGCATCTTGGAGTTCTTGATCATTCATTACTTCTTCAAACAATTTGTCGAAAATAGATTTCATATAATTATTTATCGTAATCGAGGTTGTTTTTTCAATGCCCTCATCAATTTTTTCGTCGCTCAATGAGAATTTAACTATATCTTTGGAATCTTTATTGGATTTGCTCGATTTTTTTCTAGTATCTAATATATCTTCAATACCATCAGCATTTTCAGGTCCTGAATCGTTATGTTGAAACTTTTTATTAGCTTCATCATTTAGCTCTCTTGCACCAGGGCCAGACTTAACACCAATTTTAGCTGACTTTTTTTCTAAAATTACGGAATTTCTATATGTATCCCATATTTCGAGAAGATTATTCGATTTAGACATGTAAATATTTAATGCACCATGTTAAAGAATAACCAAAATTATTTAAATAATCCTAATCTACCTGCAGAAGGTGCTGTTCATGCATACGATGCTGAAAAAGTAAAAGAGCTTAAAAAATGTCAGCAAAATATATTACACTTTGCTGAGAACTACTTTTTTATACGTAACGTAGATGAAGGTAAAATAAAAATTAACCTACACAAATATCAAAAGAGAGTATTAAGAAAGTTAAGAGATAGCAGATTTTTTGTTTTATTATCAGGCAGACAAGTCGGAAAGAGTACGCTTATGACTATATATGCACTTTGGATAGCATGCTTTCAGGAGTGGCAAAATGTTCTAATAGTTGCTAATAAAGAGTCTACAGCTGTTGAAATTCTTAAAAGAATTAAACTTGCATATGAAGAATTACCTAATTGGTTAAAACCAGGTGTTAAAAAATGGGCAGAAACATCAGTTATATTTGAAAATGGATCTGAAGTTTTGATATCTACTACAACTAGTTCAGCTGCAAGAGGTATGGCTATTAATTGCCTAATTATTGATGAAGCAGGATTCATAGAACCTGCAAGTATGTTAGAAGCTTTTTGGAGATCTGTATTCCCTGTAGTATCTTCTTCTAAGAAAGCTAAGATTTTTATGGTATCTACACCTAATGGTACTGGTAATCTCTTCCATAAAACCTTTTCCGAAGCTGAAGCAGGTGTAAATGGATGGGATTTTGATAGAGTAGATTGGAAAGAAGTACCTGGAAGAGATGAAAGATGGAAGAGAGACCAAATATTAGCTATGGGTGATTATAATTCATATCTTCAAGAGTTTGAAGCAGTATTTCTTGATAGTGGTGATAGTACTATAAATGAAGAGTTATATGATAGATTAAAGTCTTTTGTAAGAGACCCAATTTATGTAATGGATGAAGGTTGTTATAAGATATTTGATGAACCAAAAGATAATAGATTATATGTAGCAGGTGTAGATGTTAGTGAAGGTGTTGGTGGAGATTACTCAGTTATTAATATATTTGATATAACTAACTTATTAGAAATCAAACAAGTAGCTTATTATGCTAATAATACTATAACACCACACATTTTTACTAAAAAACTCGATGAAATTTTAGCACAGTGGGGTAAACCTTTAGTATGTATTGAACGTAACAATCAAGGTGCACAAGTTGTAGATAACTTAAGAAATATATACATGTATGAAAATATAGTATCATGGGGTGCATCAGAAGCTGGTAGATCAAAGTCTCAATTAGGTATTATAAGTCATACAAATACTAAGCAAAAAGGTATAGGTAACATGAGATATTGGGTAAACACTTTAAGATGCGTAGAATTTAGAGATATAAACATAATTAAAGAACTTAAAGACTTTATTAGATATCCAAACGGTACATGGGCAGCTAAAAAAGGTGCAAATTATCATGATGACTTAGTGATGTCAATGGTTTGGGCTTTAGTTATATTAGAAGATACGTTAGTGCAAAAATATTTTGAAGTAACTCGTGTTGATGATAATAGACGACCACTTGAAATTAGAGCTCTAGATTATGGTATAAAATATAATGTAATACCAAATGGTATGTATAACGAAACAGATAATATAAATAGTGGTATGCCTACTATAATGGATGGAACGGCCAGCGATACACCAGATGACTTAAAATGGCTGCAATCTCAAGGATGGAAAAATTTATAATGGATACATTTCAACAATCACAATTAAACAAAAGTAGAGAAGATAAGTTTTTAATGGTATTAAGCCTACCACCTATATTAAAGAAGATTAATACATCTAGCTTAAGTGAAAGATCAAAGAGTATTTTAAATTTAAATGCATTACAGTTTTCTATTTACGGTACTGTTATACCTACAGTTACAGTACCACCAGTAGTTGCTGGTTATGCAGGTCAAAATTATAAGTTATCATCACATAGTAGACCACCTTATGATGATATAACAATAAATTTTACTGTAGATAGTTTATTTACAAACTACTGGGTAATATATAAATGGTTAGATTTACTTAACGATGACTCTAAGTCTTATTATAATGCTGATGATTTAACGGGTAAAAATATACCTGCTAACTATCAATCAGACATCATAATTTACGCAAAAGATGAATTTGATAAGAATATTATAAAATTTACGTTTACTAAAGCATTTCCTACTGGATTAGGTGGTTTTAATTATTCTTATAGAGGTTCTGATGAGATAGGATCTAATGTGACTTTTGCATTTTCTCAATTCATTTCTGAACCTTTATAATCTTCATGCTTGATTTCAATAAATAATAATATATGAGAACTATTGAGTCCCCAGGTGTCCAAATTAATGAAATCGATCTATCACTTAGAGCTACAACTCCAGTAGGTACAAACGTACTTGTTACTGGCTTTGCCCAAAAAGGTCCTTCAGATGAAATAATTCAAGTCACCACCTTAAGTGAATTTCAGCAAATATATGGTATCCCACAAACTCCTGCAGAGAGATACTTCTATCACACAGCAGCACCACTATTTAATACAGCAGGTAAGATCTTTACTTATAGATTACCATACGGTGCTTCTTCAGGTAACGGGTTCGGTGCAGCATATGGTGCACTAGTTTACCCAGCATCTGCTGTAAGTATTAGAAGTGAAAATTTTAATACACCATTATCAACATATAGCCAACAATCATCAGGTGTACTATATGTAATAGGTAAACCAACACACTTTGAGTTAAGCCGTGATCAATATAATGATATACTACAGCAAAAAACATTCAGTTGGAAGAATGAGTTTACTAGCACATTTGCAACTAGTGCTGATTTAGGTAAAGCTGCAATAATTATACTAAACAAATCACAAACTACAATTGATAACCTTTATCAAGGCTATTATGTAGGTGTTGTTGATAATTCTAATCTTTCACCTGCTACTAACTTTGACGGTATTCTAAGCGTAAGTTCTGTATCACAGTCTGCAAGTCAAACAACAAACTATACATTAATACCTAATACCAGACTTGGATTTGTATTATCTGCTCAATCTGATGCTAATACAATATCATTTGGTCAAAATAATGATAGCATATCAGAAGTAATGGAAAACTTAAGTAAGTTTGACGTCTCAACTTCAGATTACGATGATACTTTAAGCTTAGGTCTATTTAAACTTAGACAATCCGTATTTGCTCCAGACACAATCACATTAGATTACGTTCTATCAGAACAGTATGTTGCATCTCTAGACTATTATAGACAAGTAAATTCACAAAATGGTGGTGCACCACTAAGCTTCTTCTTAGAAACATCAGAAGATCAATCACCTAACATGACTGTTCTTGTTAATGAAAATCTATCACATAAAAATGGTTCAACATGGTTAGGTTTAGATGGTCTACCAACTAATAAAGTAAGAATGACTTCTAGTAAGTTTGCAAATAGTTCATATTTTACAGTATTATCAAGCAGATTTGGATGTACAAGTGCATCACAAGTATCTGCGATGAGTGCTACAATGTTCGCGTACTCTTCTGCACTTGGTAATGCTGATAGCTTATTTGCTGTAGGTTCTTTCCAAGATAGTAATCCAAAGACATCAGAATTAGGAGCAATTCCATCAAAAATTGATAGACTACTTGATGTAGTATCTAATGTTGAACTATTCAATATTGACCTCGTAGTTGACGGTGGTTTGTCTACTATCAACGCAGTTAGTGAATATTTAGAAACTTTAAAAAGTACAAAATACTTTGATGATAATATAAATGTCGCAGCAATTTC